AGCCCAACTAAACGGAACTGAATATCCAGTCTTTTCTACAACAGCTTTCAAACTCCCCATATCCCCAACCATATCGCTAATAATCGAATCCGATATATCTTGCTGAGCAAGGTGATAACGATCTGCAGGAACCATGGTACCAAAATTTATATTTTCAATAGGTGATAAATGATCCCAATTTCCTGTTACCATAGATCCAAAATCAGTGCTATTTATTTCTTTCATATCATATGACGATTTCTCACCTGTATATTTAGACCCTCTCATTGCTTCTAAATATGCTTTGAGTGTGGGACGATCTACATGTGAAGGAGTTTCTTGTGATATAATACTGCTATACAAACTTCCGAAATCTATCCTTACATCGACAATACCTAATCTCTGATTCCATGCAATTGATTGTTGATCTCCACCTTTTATAACACTTATATTTGAAATGTAACATGGGTTTAGAAAGTATATTCCTGGGCAATGAATTTTATGAAGAAAAGGATAATTATATGTAGCTGTAGATCCTTTTGATCTCGGCAGACCCAATAATAGCAAAGCCGCCAACGGGCCAATAATATATTGATTTGTATCATCCTCGCTGCTAGGATTGGGGTTATACAATCTTATTGTCATTGTATAAGATGGTGTATATGAACTGTCTGTCCATATCTGCGGAAAATCAACTCGAGCACCAGCAAGAACAGAATCTAAAGTACTTGCAACATCCCCGAGCATGCCTGGGCCGCCAAGATTATTATTTTTAAAACTTTCAAGTTGTTTTGATTTATCTTGAATGGTTTGCCCCAAGGTCCCAAGCGCAGTTCCTTTATTCCCATCTGACATCAACCCACCCATTTTAGCTCCCAAATCTATCGCACCCTTAGCCCCAAACATTTGACTCATTGATGAAATACCCTGTGAAACAACTTTGGTGGTTTTATCTAAAAAACTTTCTGCGTATGAATTTGCAAAATTATCAGTTGGGAAACTATCGGCCTGAAAAGCAACCTTCAATGGGAGTTTTCCAGAATAGCCTAACCCACCCAATAAGCTTGAATATTCTGCTGCCCCAGAACTTTCGTCAAGAGTAAATGAAGCTATGCTTGCTTCAGCTTTTGGATTACAAGGTGTTATAGTTGCAACGGGCATTGCATACTTTCTTATTGTATCCAATTTATCCCCACCAGTAGAGCTTATTAAAGCTTCGGGTGGTAAACCTAAAATATCTGGTATCTGGGGCATATTTTAAAGTACCGTACAGTGTATTATTTGATCGATATATACATCAAATGATGATTTCTTTGAATCATCATTTGATTGCGAATTGCTTACAGATGAACTGGTGTGCGTATTATTTACTACTGTCGAAGCCATGCTATTTACAGCATTGGATATATTCCCGCCCATATTTCTCATTGCATCACCGGTATCCTGCCCAAATTTCTTCAAACTGTTTTTACCGGCTTCGGCGGTTTCTAGTGCTGTATTTTTTATTTCCGATGCTTTTTGTTTAGCATAAGAGGTTGCAATATATGTAGAATTAGCAACCGGGCCAATTTGCTTTTCAGCAATAGAATCAATATGTGATAAAATCTCTGCTCTAATAGTGTCTTCATCATTTGGTTTGGCTTTTAATCTAGCTAAATAAATATTAGCAGCTTTCTTCGGCAATACTTTGGCTAATTTATCAATTGGAATTCCTTTTAATAATCTAGCTTTTGCAGAATATTGTAGCTGATCCATTTTACTTAAAGCTTTTAACCCACCCTGCTCAGCTATTCCAACTGAATATAAAGATGATGTTACAAGATTATCAGATACTCTTTTCGGACTTGCAAGCATACTTTTGTATGAATCATATTCTGGCCCTTTGGCTGCCATTGCCTCACTGTGGATTCTATCAGAAACTGCATCCCTTTTTTTCAAAGATTGGGATACTTGCAAATCTCGATATAATCCCATTATAGCATTCTTTACATAAGCAGTTCCTTCTCTAACATCTACATTACCAGCTTCACCTTGGCCAGCCATAGCAGCAGCTTCGAGACGCTGTTGATAATCTTTACCTTTTGCAAGCCCGCCTTTTAAAGCTTGCTTACCAATTTCGATTAATTTTCTAGCATCAACATTCCCGGCTTCGGATTCACCGGCCATAGCAGAAGCTGCTAATCTCTGTTGCCAATCAACTCCAAAACTTTTAGTTTTATCAATACCTGAATTTAAAGCTTGCTTACCAATTTCGATTAATTTTCTAGCATCAACATTCCCGGCTTCGGATTCACCGGCCATAGCAGAAGCTGCTAATCTTTGTTGCCAATCGGTTGCCGTTGATGTTATTTGCTGTTGTTTATTACCAAACCAATTTTTGCTGTCTGAATATATTTGTCGAGTATCAACGTTTCCAGCTTCGCTATGACCGGCCATAGCAGAAGCTGCTAATCTTTGTTGCCAATCGGTTGCCGTGGTTTTAGCTTGATGAAAATATCCAGAAGCTTTTTCGCTAACTTGTTGTTTGCCTGTTTGATATGAATTGGTTACATTTCTTATTTTTTCAGCTACATCAATATTACCCGCTTCACTTTCACCTGCCAGTAATGCAATTTTGATACGTTCCCACTTATCTGAAAGAGAACCTTTCCCATCTGTATAAAATTTTAATAATTTCTTTTTCAATGCTGCCTTTGGCCCTGACACATCTTGCAACAAAGCCAAAATATCAACGTGGCCGGCTTCACTTCCCCCAGCCAATCGTGCAGCTTCAATTCTTTGAATTTTATCCATCAAAGTTTCTTTGGCGCCTTTGTATGCACTTCGAACTCTCGACACACCGCCGGTCCACATTGCGCTCATTTTTTCTTCTGTAGTTTGTACATGTCCTGCTTTTCTTTCTGCCGCGATTTGAGCTGAAATTCTATTTCTTTCATTAGTGGAATCACTACCGGTATAAGTTGTAGCAGCACCAATTGCTGAATTGAATTTGTTGCCATACAGTTTTGATCTTTTAACCAACTCTGGTGTAACAGCTAAATCAATATCTTGAATTAAACCACCGGCTTCGTGTGCATATTCTTTTCCTTTACGATAACCAGTTGAAGCTAAATTGCCAACAGCTACAGCACCAGCAGTTGCAGCACCAGCCCAATCTGTATCAGGCGACATTAGAGAAGACCAAAAACCTTTTTTCTTATTTTCTTTTTTTGCTTTTTTAACTTGAGTCGCTCCAGTTTTATCTTCAGGTTTTTTGTCGCCTGTAAACCAGCTTTTCAGCCAATTAAATGGTTTAACAACCATAGCTTTCATTAAATCTTTTATACTATTAACAACCCAATTTCCTAATTCAGAAATTGCGCCAGCAAACCCTTTTTCTTTAATTGATACAAATGCCTTTTTGATACCTCTGAATACACCAGCCATAATTGTAAAAGGAAAAGTAACCATTTTCCAAATTCCTTTTGCAAGCCATTCAACAGGTTTGAGGGCAATATTTAAAACCTTGGCTATATTTTTCCCACCGATAAATCCAAGCAACCCGCCAGCAATAGCACCAATGGCTCCACCAATCGCTGTTCCAAAACCTGGGACAATTGAACCAATCATTGCACCAATTGATGCACCTTTGCCCATGCCTTTAACAGCACCACCAACTGTAAAACTATCCTCACCAGCACCACCAAGAAACCCACCGATGCCAGCAGCAGTTTTTGAAGTCCCCCATTTTTTAGCTTTATAGACTCCACGAGCTGCATCAGTTGCACCCATTATTAACCCAGGTGCGCCCATCATTGCGCCTGCTTTCGCCCCCAACAATGCCCGTCCAAGCATGGGGATAACTTTTAATATTTTACCTAATCCAAATTTACCTAATACATTTTTAAGTATTGTGGGCAAAGTCATTATGCCCATTAATATCATCTTTCCGAAACTTCCGAATTTTTTCTTTATCTTATTTTGTAACCTTAAAGCAGCTCTACCCAACTTAAATCTTTTTAAACCAATTTTCAAAGCAGCTACATTTGTACGATGAATTAATCGTAGCTCTCTTAATTGCTGTAAAGCAAAAGCCTTGGGCCTTTCGAATTTTTTATTTACGGAATCTTTTATTCTAGTTTTAATTTTACCAAATCTACTATTTTCATCCGAATGGCTTATAACATATTTATCAAGACGGTTATATTTATCTTTCGACCAACTGCCAAATCTATCCCTCTTTTGTTTTAGGCCTGGTGTGCCTGCTAGCGTAAGAATATCTTTTACTTTGTTTAATTTTTCTAGGCGTCTTTTTATACGTTCATCGATAATTAGATTTTTTAATCTAATTTTTTCTTCTTTTAATTTTTCTTTATTTTTTCGAAGTTCTTCTTTATATTTTATTTTTGCAAGCCGCGCTAATGTCTTTTCTTTTTCAAATAATAATGTATCGGTTAATTTTTTTAATTTGGATTTTTTATATTTGGAATATTTACCCTTAGCTAATTTATTAGCTAATTTATTAGCTAATTTATCAGCTAAATCCCCTGTTGTTTTTGATGGCTGGCCCCGCATTGAATAAGCCGGTCTAGATGACCTAACTAATTCATCTTGATATTGTCCTGTATCAAATGTTTTCCCTTTTCTTATTCTTTCTTTTTCTTTTGTTTCTCTACTGACAACTCGATCACTTGGTGAAAACCCAAATATCTTTCCAAAAATCGACCATTTACCAGAATGGACATCATCGCTTTTATCAGATTTTTTACCATGAGCTTCAGATTGTACATCATATATTCTTTTCAGTTGAAGGATTATATTATCCATCCTCCACATACTATCCGCATATATCATATCCAAGACTGCGGCTGTATGTTCAATTCCCCCCAACCCTTTTGGAATTTTTGATATATACCCGCCACGTGCTTTTGTTCCCCATTTAAATACTTTCAATGGCATTGTAAATGGAACTTTCATTATCTTTAGCAATACGAGCGAATTTCTTAAAATGGCACTTTCCAAAATCATCCGATCACGAATAACTGGCCATATCTTTCTTTCAGCAGCTAATGCGGATTTCATTTCAAGTGTTGCACGTAACATTTTATCTTTATATGACAAATCATATGTATCAGTTGCAACTTTGTAGGCATGAACAAATTTTGTAATTAATCCCTTTTTATCATCACTGCCCAATTCAAATTGTGATTTGAATTGCATTTCTTCATTTACACCAAGTGCAGAAATCCCCCGCGCTCTTGTAAAATCCTTGAAGAATGAGCGAAGAGTTGGCGTCCAACTTGTTTTAAATTGAGCTACATTTAATTTATTAAGTTTAGCTAAATTTGATGGGTTGCCTTTGCTTACAATATTATTGCCAGCTTGGTCTTTTTGGATAATAGAAATTGATTCACTATCATTAGCGGCTAATCGTTTTGGTAATCTAGATAATAGTTCAACAGTTTTTCCAGTGCTTGTTGCAATACTTTGTAACAATTGATGCTGACTAAATTTTGCAACAACGCTTTGTTGACTTGCAGGTTTTACAGTATTTGAAATTTGTTTCTTTAAGGTTTTGACTTTTTTCTTGGCTGCCATTTTTTGAGCTGAAGAAACCGCACCGCCACCGCCAATAACGGAATGCTGGGAACCACCCAATTCTTGTGTTACATCACCAATTTCATCTATATCATTTATGCCAGATGACGATCTAGATGGTGAATTTGAATAATTGGATTTTACAGACTTTACTTTTTCAAATGCTTTTCTACCAGATTCTTTTAGTTTACTTAATACAGCAGGACTGGCCATCCGTGATGCAAAATACCCAACCAAAGGATTGATTCTATACATCGATGCCGCAATTAAATTTTCTTTATTAATACTTATATCTTCACCAACCTTGGCTGTCATTGTCGTCAAGGTTTCTTTGGTGGCATTTAATGTGCCTTTTGCAATACCCGTGATATTATCCGTAGCATGTTTGAAAAGCCCAACTGTTTGTGAGGATATGGTTTTTGATGTTACCTCCAAATGTTTGGCTGCTTTTGAAACTGACCTAAGTGCAACATCCCCAGCTCGCTTTGCTTGAATTGCAGAATGATCTTTTGCTTTCGCAATTCCTTTTGTTGCAGAATTCGTAATACTCCCGCGTGCTAGTTTTGCTTGATTGGCGACATTTGCTGTCGCCTTTCTTGCAGATGCAGTTAGATCGTTTATTGCTTTTAAGGGCTTTTCTTGTTTATTGCTCACACCAGGTTTAGAAATCGTTTTGCCTTTCACAACCTTTTTATTAGATGGGGGCTTTATTGGGGTGCCCTTAATTACATTTCTTGAGGCAACCATTATTTAATTTTACTCCAGGCTTTTTTATATTTGGCATCATTGGAAATTTCTGTTTTAACACAAATTACTTCCGAAGGGTAAAAAAATTCTTGGATTGGGAATACGGATGGTGTGGTTTTGTTAAATACCACATATGAGTCATATAAAGAACCCAACAAAAATCTAACAATTGCAGAATTGGATTGCATATAATCAATGATACCATCCAACCCTCGTCTAAAATACGCCGATAGTATTTTTTCATGGGCTTCTTCAATAACCATCTGAGAGGAAATTAAATCTTCATTTGATGATTTATATGTAGCATGTATATCATTCATGGTTTTATTGAAGTTTTGTATCACAGCCTTACTTGCTGGCTTTCCAGCCATTTCAGATTTGACAAATAAATTTGTCGCATAATCCTCAATAATTTTTCCACCATCATCAGCCAGTAATTCCTTACAACCAGTTAAATTGTAAAACACTCTTGCATAAAAGGCTTTCAATTCTGGTAAAAATAAAGATAGAAATCCTTTCTTCATATGAGTTGCTGCCATATGTGTTAATTCGTGAGCAGTCAACTTGCCCATAAAATTAGCACTCACCCATCCCAATGTCATATTATTATCTAACGCTATAATAATAATATTATCATTCGGCGAATAAAATCCACACATTGATTTTATATCAACATTTGCAAAAATTTTATAAATAGTTAGATGCATTATCCCTTTATTCATAAATACAGGAAGAATCAATCCCCTATTAATAAGAGAATTAATAATTTTTTCAGACCCGCGAAATTGTTTATGTTTAATCAATGCATGTTTGTATTTTGCTATTAATTTATTAGAAGAATACAGCGGAGTTGAATCAATCCTAACGACCTCTTTTAAACCAACCGGAATTGCAAAAAATTCCTGTATTAAATCCAATTCGGATTTGAGGTAACTATCCATTTTTAATTCCTTACTTTAATTTAAAAAATCAAGAGTATTTATAAATACCGTTTGATCTATATTTGTATTATGTTCCGACGGGTTATTCAAAATGGTATCTAACATTTGCCCGGAAGTTGGTTTCTTTTTACCCCCGACTGCGCTAATTAAATCTGATGATGTTTTCACCCCATCATTCAACCCACAAATTGCAGTGAACGAATCCATCGCCGGTGTATCAGCAATCAAATTAAATGGTGGATCATACTTCCTAACATACGAACACATTGCACCTGTCATAGCAATATCATCATGACATCCAGAGTCGGCTTCAACTTTTCCATTCTTTTTATTTACAAGCCCGACCAATTCCAACGCTAAACGCTTAGATTTGACGCATCTAGGGTTTTCTTTAATATATGTATATAAGGCATCCATCATTAAAGGACGTGTCCTAGATGTGGTTGTTAACCCTTTTTTTGAGTCACTTTCTGCATATAGATATTTACATTCCTCAAGGTCAGAAAGATTTTCAATTAATTGATTACCATATGAATTGCTTTCAATAATTAAAGAACCAGGATACATTTGAATTGCAAGTTGGATTACCTTTTGAAAATCTTTTACTTTTAATTTTCCTTGATATTCCCACACCTGTTCCATTGTCATATAATCCCATACTGTTATGGCTGAATTATCGGCGCCATATTCAGGAGCCGTATCACCACCCACCAAATAAAATCTACCTTTAATAGGATTAGCATATTTTTCAATTGTGCCGTTATATAATCTATTTGTGCTTAACGGTATTATATCTCGGGTGTGTTCCTGCAAAACTTGACAAATGGTATCGTCGAAAAAAGAACCCTTAGATGGCAAAAACACCAACTCCAATTCTTGGTTGATTTTCTTTTGATCATAATTAAATAATTTACATTGGGTGTCATACCAGTCTGGGTCGTTTGCCAATTCATTAATGTCGCGCCAATGAATAACAAATGGAGTTAAAATATCATTCCCACTTGCCGCATTTACATATCGTTTATAATAAAATGCTCCGGTTCCCATTGTTTTATTTGGAGTTGATAATATTATTGTCCCATACGGTACATCAGCCATTTTAGCTTGTTTTTGACTGGTTGACAAAGCAGGTACCATTGATGTCCATGCTTCTTCAACTTTATTAACAAAGGCTGCTTCATCGACAACCAAAAATGTGATTGCTTTACCACGAAGAGTTTTTTCAGGAGCAATTGGGTTGACTGTGGCTGCAAAACATTTTGAGCCATTTGATAAAATAAAAGATTGTTCAGATCTTTTTTCAAATCCGCGTCGTTGACCTTGGCCACCACCTTTTGGTTTCATCCAATTGGGAAGTTTATCAATCATGCCTGCAATAGTTCTAGCAAATGTTGTGGCTTCCGGACCATCTTTTGAAATAATTCCTACAACAACATTAGCATGAAATACAAGAAGCCAACAACAATACGCCTGTATGGTTGTTGATATACCAACCTGTCTGGATTTTAATACAATAATATGTTTCATTTCTTCAATAACATCAATTAATGTTTTTTGAAGATCATACATTTTAAAAGGAACATCACCACCGGGTAATTCAAGCATGATATAAATAGCGCAAAAATATTCAAATGAAGCTGCACATTTTGCATATTCATTTATATATGCTTGAATCTGGGCTTTCGTTACTGACTTCGCCATATTATGCTGCCCTATTTCTATTGGTTCTTATTATTTTCAATGTCGAAAACATTTGCCATTCTGTAGATTTTTCCCACCGAATATCGCTTGAATGTAATATGTATCGTCCGGTTAATTTTACATAATCTGCGGTATTACTTATAAATTTAATTGGTTCACCAATCCATAACAATTTTTCAATTGGTGTATCTTTTTCCATTGTGATTGTTAAACGGCTCAATGTTGCAATTTTATTTATCAATTCTGAATAATGTTGTGTTGTATTAAAATCACCATTGCCATCCTCCTGATAACCATTTGTATCTAAATCAATTCGTTGACGATTTCTCAATATAGGATTTACAAACACTTCTTTATCTGAACCATCAATTAAACCATACCCCTCTGTATTTGCAAATTCTTGTAAATTATAATCATGACGAATAAATAAAGAATTACTTGGCTTGCCGATGTATGATACATTATTTGCTTCGGCTGCATAAATTGAATTTGCCATATATTCAGATAGTATAGGTTGATATGTAAATAAATCTTTACCATTGAACGGTGCATCAATAATTGCATCTTCGCCTGTATTTGACAATTGGGTTACATTTAATAGAATTTCTTTTGCGCCTTCCTGCATACGATAAGATAAATCCAAACAACGCAATACAATTCCTGATACCCCATTTTCAGCAGTCAGTGGGTCAATATTGCAAAATATTGAAGTCATGCCTTTATAGACACCGAAATTATTATTTATATATTCTATACCATTTTTTAATGTTGTTGGTGGTATTATCAATTGTGGAATTGGGGTTTCGTTGAGGTTGGGTGATGATCTATCAAATTCGGTTCTAACTTGTTCAACATCAGGCGCATTATCACCCATGGTTAAATCCAAAATTGCATCCATCGGTGTTATACTATTATATAATACATTTGAATAATTAGTCATTAAGCGAAATGCAATCGCGGGCACAGCAATCATCCCAAACGGAATTAAATCTTTATTTGATATTTGATTTATAATATCTTCACTTATTGGTATATTAAAATCTGCAGATATATACATTAATTCAATTCTTAAATCATTGCTTATAGGCGATATGTTGTCGGGCCCAGTGTGCCCATATTGACGCATTGTAAGTTGAATTGATTTATGGCCATATATTTGTTGAACTAAAATATCATTTGGGTTTAACAGCATGTTTAATGTAAATATAGAATATACCCCAGTTAAAGAAGAAGCAATCCGTAAGCTAATCATATCATCTGTATAATCAAATTCTCCGATAATCACTTCAAACTGCCAACCCTCAGTTGGTTGAAATTGTGATTCTGTCCCGACGGGTCTTCCCATTTTTATCCTCGCTATATTTTAAGAACAAAAAAAAGCCGGTGTCAAAAACCCGCCAACCTTTCTTTATATTATGTTCCAAACTTATGTTAGAGCTTGAATCATTCGAGCTGGGATAATAAGTGTTCTTTCTGCAATATTATCTAACAATTTTTTAGCATTGAGGTTTTCTTCTAATGCTGAAAATTTTGCAATAGCTTGGAACATTTTCCACGCAGAAATTGCAGGTGGGTTTTCTAAATCAATTTCTTGATTATTATTTTGAGATGTTTCAGCTAAATTTGTTACAATTGATTTGTAACGCTTCTTACCCAATTTTTCAACCAATTTTAAAGATTTCATAACATCTTCAGGTGTGAGAATTGTTTCAAAACTCCCACTCACTAGATCAGCAATATTATTATCAAACGCTGTCATATATTCCCCAATATTAGCTGTCATTGAAGTACGACTTGTAATAATATGCACTTGTCTCATTGAAGCAATTTTTTCACGAAATGTAATACATTGTCGAATGTCGCCATCTACAATTTCAATGCCGAAAGCATATGATGCAGCCTTGCTTCCATTATATGAATTTTCAACTGTTACAGTTGGGATAACCATGCCTGCATTTTCAATATTAATACCGCGACGCCTAATTGCAATATCTTCTCGAAATGAAACAAAATTATCTGATATATAATGGCGCTGTTCAATTTCTCCACCGCCCAATTCACCAAGCGAATTGAGTATTGCATCAACTACAGTTTCATTGGCCATGAATTTATATTGATCAGTAACTACACCGCAAAATTCTCTGGTCGCTAGTTCGCCATCCGGTGATGTTGTGAAAATTCCATAAATAGGCGTATCTTCAACATCACGTTTGGTTGTAAGATGTTCAAACCAAATTTTTGAATATCGGTCTGCGTGAAAATACACATCTTGATTTGAGGATAAATCAATATTCTCAACGACTGGTGTTGCTGTTTCGGTTTCAACTTCTTGATTTTCTAATTGTTCAATTTCATTAACTATAGCGGGTTGGGTGTCTTCACCCCATGTACCACCATCATAATCTGGCAAGCTCATTTTTATTCTCCTTTAGAATAAATCATGCACAATAGCTTTAAAAAATGGTTCCAAATAAATGTGGAAATAATATTCCTTATCAATTTCATCTATTTGAATCATATTCGCGGATCTTTTACTTACATCTATTTTTCCATAGTCGATAATATAGATTCGAAATTTACCACCAATTGGAATTTTGAATAAATCTAAATTATCACTGGTTAAAAATTCCTCCTTTAAATATTTTAGGCTTCCACTCAATCCAGTTTTAGACATAAAATTTATATTCAACAAACGGTGATAAAATTTAATCATATGTGTATATTCGTCACCATTTGGAATCCCTTTTACAAAAAAGTTCCCTCTAGTTGAATTTAATCCCATATACATACGTCGACAATTTGATAGCAGAAAAGTATCATAAAACTCCCTTTCCTCCAATCTAACTGGAAAATCTGGGTTGTGCATTAATTCTAATTTTCTGGTGACAAACATTCCATCATATTGACGTAATAAAATTTCACTTTTTTTCAATTTATTTAATTGAATATAATAATCCATAACGCTTTTGGTTGTATTTCTTAAAAATTTACCAAATGATGGATCCTTACCAATCATTATTCCAATTAATATATTTCTTTTCTTTTTATCATCCTCAGGTAACATTGATACATCATACCCGCTATTTTTCATAATGTTATAATGACAAGCAGATATATCATACGAATAACAAACAGAATGATAAAAACTCATTATTCATTTCTCCAATATTTTTGTAACCGATTGGCTTAATTTCATTTCATATAAATCTAAATTCGTTTTAATAGTTCGACAGAATAACATATTATTGCGTAATATATTTATATCATTTGTAAGGATTGAATCATTTAGAATATCATCAATTTGACTTGTTATTATATCAGCTTGAGTATATGATTGATTAGCATCTGTTAGCATATTTACCCCTCTTTAATTTGACATATTTGTTGAAGAAATAAACATGGTTGAAATCAGCCTGTCAATTTTTAAGATATGACTTATATCACCTATGGTCTTTTTTCGATTCGTAAACCATTTGATACATTCCATCTTTGAATGATTATTTTCAGATGGGTATTTGGGATATGCCATTGTTATTTTGCCTTCATCGAAATCTGTCTCTGTATAAAGAATTCGAGATAAATCTGAAATAATAGGCAATTGAACATCAATAGCATCACCATGTTTTCTGCTAAAATTCAAAATATGAGTTGGGATATCACAACCGCTGATTTTAACATATACAATTATGTCAAATGAAGTTTTACTGCATAATTGTTTTATTGAAATTTGAGGTGAAATACTAAATTCAATAACAAATCCATTTCCCCCAAAAATTCTTAGTTCGATATCTGCAACGTCTGATCCCATATCAATAATTTGATAATCAACACCATCGCGGATTAATTTAACTTTTTCAGAATCTGAATTAGATTGCATTATAAATGTCCCAGGTTTGCTGCCTGGTATTTCGATAACATTACAAACGTTTTCTGTATTTGCAATCCATGATTGTAAATCCGTAAAATTTAAACATATTACATCTTCATCGCTAACTTGAAATTCCTCTGGTTCGGTTTCCAATTCCATGGTCAATGGCTGAATTGGATCTACATAATTGTTTTGAGCGTTGTTCGAAATCATCTCTGATAATGAAAGACTTTTCATTCCTACCCCCTCTATGTATTGAAATTAAAATATTTTCTCTTAGAATTTAATATATATAATAATAATTCTTAATCTGCATTTGGGATAAAAATAGCCGGGACTGTACATGAAATCAGCCCCGGCTTTAAAATTAAATTATATTTTATAAATGCTTTCTTCCATCAAATCCATTTTCAACACCTTTCCACATTACAGCTATTGCATCATGTGTATGGATAGATTCTTCATGGGAACATTTTATAATCCAATCTTTAATATATTTAAATTCATCCATTCGTTCTGACAAATAACGAATTGCATCTTCAACAAACATTGGGTTTTCAGATGCTATTCTTGCTATCTCTTGTTCATCCGGCCTTTTGATAATCGGATATGGTTGTGTTTTTAATACATGATTAACCATTCCGATAATATCTTCTAGCCATATATAATCTATAACATCTTTTACTTTATCTTCATCAGTTTCCATTTCAGCTAAAATATTTGCAAATGATCTTTGTGCATGGGGGTATCCATGATTGCCACCCTTGTTTTCAAGATCTTTCGAAAGTTCTGCTGAGCATGGACAATATGATGAATATTGAACAGTTACGCCTTGAAAAAATCTAAATGTTTTATTTGTCATTTTTCCAGCAAAAGAGCATTTATAATAAATTGGAAATATATGATCGGTCAGTGGAGATTTCTTTTCAACCGGTAGATCAAATTCAAATTTAATATAACAATTTTCACTTTCGACTTCTTTAATGATATCTTTCATTATATATTTTACAAGATTTCTATTTAATGGAAGATGTAGATGTTTATTGAGAGTAAGCAATAATCGAGACATTGAAATGCCCTTTTTATCCTTATGAACATCTGTGGTAATTGTAACATCAGCCACCAAATTACAATACTTCCCAGTTCCTGGTGATAAAGCCAAACTGAAAGGAAGTTTCAAATTTTCAACACCAGCTTGGTTGATCATAATATTTACAGCTGGTTTATGTGTTTCTTGGACATCTGGTAAATCTACACTCATAGGTCTAAACCCCCCATATCAATTGTTAATATTGCTATGTAATCTTCAAGGATAAAATTTGTTTCAGGTTTTGTATCAATGGCGACACCTATTTCCAACTCTTTCCCATATGATATTTCTTGAATTATTTTATCTTTTATTTCAATAGAATCAGATTTAACAGTTCTATTTTCATTCAATACTGCAGGTATATCATACGCAATAACAGCCAAGGTTTCCATTTCACCCATTTTTTGGCCGCCATTATTTTTCTTACCTGATAATGGCTGCATTGTTTTGGGTGATGTTATACCGACGCTTCTGGCCGACATTTTAGGTTCTGCTAAATGAGCTAATTTCCCAAAATACATATGACCAATCGAAATTTCAGTTTCTACATTATCATTTAATAATGGGTCAAAAACTATTTGTGTAAATTTAGATTTGGCGTATGCTAATGCTTTCCGCAAATCATCTAATTTTACAGAATAGAATGGAGCTTGAACAACATACCATTCATTTATAAAATTATGATCGATTATTTGTGGAAGCTGTTCAACCAATTGTTTTGTATACCATCGATCATTTGTTTTATCAATAATACTGATAAACCCCAATAAATAATCTTTTAAATTTTCATTTGTCATGCGATTATCATCTAACATCTCATGCATTTGAATTTTCATATTGGCAACCGCCTCGCATAAATGAAGTTCGAACAATTGCCCAGGATTCATTCTTGACGGAACTCCCATATGACTTATGATAATATCAACCGGAACACCATTTTCATCTCTAGGCATTTTATCTTTCTCTTGGATGAGGGATATAATACCTTTATTGCCATGTCGATTAGCCATCTTGTCGCCAATCTGTATTTTTCTTTCATAATATCCGGTCATCTTTACAAGAATGCCTTCAATTTTTTCTTCCTTTTCCTTGTATTTTCCGGTCGCTTCAAATATAGCTAAGTTATGATGTGATATAAATCTATCAGCATCATTGGCGTCCATACTATTTTTAACAATATTAATAATATTCTGATTTTTCAATTTCTGTAATTCAATTGTTTGCTCAACCCAATCCCTATATTCATGTATTGTTTTATTCCACGAATTAGCATACATTTCTACCGATGTAATAGTAGTTTTATATTGACTTATTAATTTAGTTGGCTCTTTAAACATATCTGTAAAATTAAGCTGACCAGATGGGATTTGTTTTAGGCAAGCATATATATCATTCTTTTCAATTGTTTCATGAACCAATGGTATTGGTTTGTAAACGTATGATTCTTCCATGCAATTTCTTATTTCATTTGGTTTCCAGCGATTGGTTAAAACTTTATCTGAGGGTATTGTAAATGATAAATCCACATAATGCCCACTTGTTAAAACATTTTCTGTCACCAATCTATCTGAAATTACAATACCATCTTCATGATTGTAACCATAATAAGGCATAATCGCTGTTTTGAGATTAACTCCCCATATTGCATCTTTTTCTTTGATAAATATACTACTTGTTAATACTTCATGTTTTGAAAATAAATCACCCTTTTCAAATGGTGATGTTAAAATATCCATATTATCAGTATTGATTGCTCTAAGACCAATTTGAAGCAACCGTATCTCACCGTTTTTGTACCCAATTATCATTTTACTATAATCTTTGTATAACACTTCACCATCATCTTCAGCAATATTTAAAAAATCTGTGTATTTTGTATATAACCCATTACACCCAGAACTTATTAAAGGTCTTTCCATCGAACTTAATGCAATTGATTGTCGCATTTGGGACGAGGCCATTTGTAAACGAACTTGATCGTCATGTTCAAGAAATGGAGTCATCGAAACTGGGATGGAAGTAATGTTATCTTTATTTTCTACAATATTTGTAAATTTGTAATTATTATCCATACTGGCTGTAGATACCAGATTTTGCACAACCCCACAATTCTCTCTGTCAGGGGTATCAACCGGGCAAACCCTACCAATCATTGATGGGTGAATATCACGCATTGCAGTTGGGACATTATCTTTGTTGAAACCATTTGGCCCGCCTAGTGTTGCTTGACATATTTTAACCATCTGGTCAACCGGGTTTATTGCAAAATCATAAATAATAATATCTGAAACATTGCAGTCAGATAAAATTTTACTTACTGAAACGTTAAATTTTGGTTTCTTTGTATTTCTACAAGTAATACACATATTATGTATATTGACAATGAAGTGTCGCAAAATCATATATTCAATACAACGTATACGTTTATGTGCATAATTCAAATTATCAAATGATGGATTTTCAATATATATTATATTTAATAACAGATTAAGCATATCGTCTGTTTTTAATAAATCTTGTGTGATAATATCAAACTTCAATAAATATTGTAAAGATAATAGAAAATCTTCACCCTTTTCTTTTGGGTTGAATTTATTGAAGTATTGTCCTACTTGTGTTATATATTCTTCAGTGGTGCGACCATCATACAATTCATAAATATCAAATAACAATGCATCCCATCTTGTTTTCAGTGGGCGTTTATGGATTGTCAATTCATTTTCAGGTATTATCTCACCAACACCTTCCTTAAAATATTCACCTTTTTTATACCCTTTGCGAAGCAAAAGCATATCTACAACTTTTTGACAACCATAAATTGCAAATAATATTAAAGCAAATGGAATTTTCTTGCCTTCACATTCCAGCATTACAAACGGCGGCTTGGATTTTTTCTTATTGTTTTTTGCTACTGTAATCGTAACCCGCTTTACATTTGTTTGAACACTCAATATATTATTGCCAGCTTTTGGGTTTCTTAAAAGTGGCATGTCAAACATTTGATATCTAGGTATTTTCTTTTTACCATTTATATAAATATGAAAATCATCATACATACATGGTATTTTCATTGAAAGATCAATAATATTTTTATTTGGGTCGTCTTCCTCTCCGCGTGAAAATATTAGATTGAGCGTTTCACTAAATGTATATGATAAAGCACCTTTTGAAATTTTAGGCTTTTTTACATCAAACGCCGATAACTTGAAATTAAAATCTTCAGCGATAGCTGTTAATCTTGTTATCTGATTAAGTATTTTAGAATATTGCTCTTTACGAAAATTAAATAAATTACGCTCTGGTAAATCATATTGCGGATTTCTATACTCCATCAATTCCCCCTTTAAAATTCCTTACCATTTAAAAATACATCAATAGGCCCTTCATATTGTTTATCAGTTCTTATGAGACCATTTATTAATTCCCTCCGCGTATTTGAAAAAGCAATACCTAACCTCCAGCTTTCTTTTGCTGGAATTGATTGAATTGATACAAACGTAAACGGGGTTGTATCTCTATTTTTCTCCAATCTCCATTTTGTATTTTTATCTGTCCACATCAATTGTGAAACAAGACATTCAAAATGTATATGATTTAATTTTCGACTTTCATTGTAAATATTATATAACTCTTCTGTAATTTGACCAGGATGTGTTATATTAGTAAATTTATGCAACAATTTAGAAATAGCCGATAATGCACCAATAATATCTTGCTGTTGAATATCACCACTCCCTTTATTTTTTGATTTATCTTTTTTCTGGGTTTGTGTTATTTGAGCAACACCGGAATTATGTATAAATACGCCAGCGCCAGTAGCAAAATTGTGATGTTCTGAATCAACAGTTAAGTCATATAAATTTTGTGGTTCATCATATGTTATTAATTCTATTTTTGTAATTTTATGATTATTTTGTAGAAAATCTAAACAATTTGGGGAAAGGCGATCCAATGCTTCCCTACCCCAACGAAATCGAGCATCTGGATATATTGTTGCATTAGCGGCATCAAAATTAATTTCACTAAATTCTAAATTTTTATCTTTCAACACACAAAGAATTTTTGCTACTCGAGTTTCAGCTTGAATTTGATTATGCGGTTTAAAAACCGGTTCAATTATTATAAATTTTTCAATTAATTCTGGATAATTGTTTTGAACATATTCGAATGTTGGAATTTTTCTGTTATTTATTCGAATTTCTTCATAACTTTCATTTGTTAACTCCAAACCATTATCAATTACTGCTTGAATATTGTTTTGAATCATTGTTAATCTTGCTTTTTGAAAACAAGCGCTACCGTGATTTGGGTTAGCTTCAAAGAATTTTTTCCTTGATTCATTTATTTGATCGTATATATTATTATCTACCATTGTTTTATTTCGTTTTTCATTAAATTTTTTAATAAAGTCAGGATTTTGACAACGTCTTTTATTTGATTCCGAAACAACAATTTTCATTTTTTCAGAATCTCTTGCTTTTACTGCGTCTGGTGAATGTAATAATATATGATTATTTTCATTCATAATTAAAATATTTGTTGGAATATCATTTAATTTATTTTTATCAATATGATGACAATGGTGCTTTGAATCATTTTGTAAATTTTTATCAATATTTACATCGCCATGTTGAGCAGATAAATGATAAACAAAATCAATTCTAGAATTGGGATGGTATTTCATTTGAATGTTTTGTTTTACTGTTTTATATCCATCTTTGGTGTCAGAATATATTGGCATTAACGAATCACCAATTTTTAATTCATCGGCTCGTATGGCTTCACCATTTCTTTTTATCCATTCATGATCAAGACTGGATTCAATAAATTCACCATTGTCCAAGGTAATTTTTAATACCGTTTTTTCAAATCGATCTCTGTGAGCATCAACTACTTTTGAAACTTCGATTTTACCTTCTGGCGAACAACTAAATGTATAAAAATCTCCACCCAATTTAACTTTGTTATAAACATCTTCAATTGTGTAGGTATTACAATTTACATCCATAATAAGTGTATCAGATTTTAAACTGGTATGAAAAGTTCTCAAAACCAATTGGGTGTTTACTTCGCCGAGACTTTGGGCTGCAATTACCCCAACATAACGACTTCTGAAAACTCGCCAAGTCTCCCCAAAACATCTTTTGCAAAGACGCTCGTTTTTGCAATATATGGGTGTTCTTATAAATATTGTTTTACCAATTACAGTTGTATAATTTTTGTGGGTTAAATTAAGCAATTCAGTTTCACCAGGATTATTAATGAACCATTTCCCAATTAATGAAAATGCTTTTTTTGCATCATTTACAAAAATTGATAAATAATCTGTGGTGCCACAATCAGAATCGTTTTCGCAATCGTCAAGCATTAAATTAACCATTGAATAAAGAGTCTTTCGGAATAGATAACCTGAGTCAGAAGTTTTAACTGCAACATCAAGCAATCCCTTTCTCGCCCCGTATGAGGAAATGAAAAATTCTTTTTTAGTCAACCCATCACAAAAACTATTTTTAATTGGTGTTTGTACAATCTGACCTTGAAAATTTGAAACATAACCACGGCAAAATACCATTTGTTTAACCTGGTCCATTTTACCTCGAGCTCCGCATTTTACAATATATGAATATTCAAAATTATCTTCGACTTTTTCCATAATTGATTCATCATTTAAAAGCCGCAATTGTTCTTTGCTAGATTCGATTGCAAATATCTCACTTTTCAAATCTTTCATTTCATGCACATTTTCAAGAGACATTGTACAGCCAACAACCGTGGCATATTTAAAACCGACAAATTTAACTTTATCTAAAGTTTCAACAATCTCACCCGGATAATCCAAATAAACCAAATTCAAATGAAACCCAATTTTACTTGAATCAAGCGACTCCAAAATAGGGGGGTATTGTTCGGGAAAACATTCATTTAATATTTTCTGACCCTCGGTCATTTGAACCCCTTTATATTCTGTCATCATTGAAAGTTTTTTAACTTTATTGGATGATAAATAATACAAACCCAAAACCATATCCTGACTTGGTTTTGTTGAAAGGGTTAAATTTCCGGGTGTTATTAAATTTCGAGAAGCTAGGGTTTTATCCAATACTTCAGCTTTTGCTTCTTTTGATAATGGTATATGAACTGCCATTGTATCGCCATCAAAATCTGCATTAAAACCTTCGCAAACTAAAGGGTGAATATATATTACACTTACATAACGAACTTTAATATTAAATCCAACCATACCAAGACGATGCAATGATGGTTGGCGGTTTAATAAACAAACTTCATCTTCAACAATTTTTTCACAGACCGATAATAACATTGGGTCGTTTTTTACAATACAATCATCAATCAATTTCAATGCTCTATTTGTAAATCGAAATGCCCCAGATTCTGTTAAATACCGTGAAATACGCAAACGAAATAACTCCAATACCATTTTATATGGGAGAACACATTCATTTAGCGAAAGAGTTGGGTCAGGCGCAATTACTGCTCGAGCAGAAAAATCCATTCTCTTACCTAAAATATTGGATCTAATAATACCTTCTTTTTTAGATAATTTTTCAATAACATGCTCAAACAATTCATTTACAATTTTTTGAAATTGGATATAATAGGTATAATACAGACTTCGATTTGTATTAATATTGAAATCAGTTTTAATGAATAATTCTTTTTTATTCAATAACCGATAATAAAATTCATTCATTTTATCAACATTTTTTGAATCTGTTTTTTGAATGATTGGGCGAAAATCAGGTGGGTTAATAAATACATCTTCAATAAATAGATGGTCAATATTATTGAGAATCTGTTGATATTCGGACATTCCAATGGAGATTAATTCTTCACAATTGTCTTTTACGAGATAATCAATTGATTCATGCAATGTTAATAGCTTTGCTTCTGGTGATGGCATTTCTTCATCATCAACGCCAGAATAATAATATAAAATAACATCATCACTACCCTCACGATCCTTATCCCAATAGAAATAATTATGTTCATTATTCATCAGGTTTTTGATGGTTTTTATTAATGTATGATTTTCACCAAATATTTTAGAAATGTATTTTAGGAAAAATGGATTTACAACTTTAATTGGAAGGTTAATTCTTGCGTGTTGTCTTCTTCTTTTGAATTTGGAATAAGTATAATTTACACCACATACTTTGCAATGTACATCTGGATCTTCTTCAATTGGCTTGCCATGATATTTTCCGCAGGCACATCTATAATTATATGTCGGGCCAAAAATAATTTCGGAAAATAAACCTTCTTTATGGAATCGCTTTTTCTTACTCGCCAAATAAGCCGAGTTTTTTACTTCTGGTAACTTTCTAACAATTTCTTTGGATAGAAATTTTAGCATCCATATACCCCCTATTCCTTTTAAAATTTAAAAGAACGTCGCAAAGTTAACCTATATATTAAGTCAATAAAAAAATCAAGAACTATATAATTAATAATTTTTAATGACCTTGCGTTAATAAATATAACATTAACACAAGGTCATTACGGAGAAAACTTATGTTGTCGAAATCTGACATTTCACTTTCCACCACACATATTCAACCCAATTTCCAAGCGTTATTAAAGGCCACGCTACAACATCAACTAACTTTGAAAGTTTGCTAAAACGAATTGCGCAAAGTTCTTCAAACTTATTAGTTGAACGAAATTTTGAATTGAAACACCCTGTTGTCGACCTTACCCACATATGGGCAAATATTTTAGCCGATAAATATTTATCACCGACATCGCGCAACCAGCGGCGAGAAGGTCGACAATAATGTGTTCCCTTTCGATGAGAACGCATCACAGGATTCCAATTAGCTGTAAAGCAAGAATCAAAATTCCATGTTTCTAACTTTGACAAATTTGAACCTTCGATCCCGTCCGGAGTTAAAACACCCAAAGGATGGCAAATTTTTCGTACCATGGTCCCATCTTCAATTATATCGTCACGCCGAAGAAAGTCATAAATATCCCAATCCATATACGACTGAGGATGCATATGGTCAATTACCCAGCCTGACTTAATATTAAAATTATCATTGTCAAGCAAGTCTCCTTGCAAAACAATATTGCGAAGAATTGATTTCTCACATCCTTGTTTCTTTTTAACCGCAACAGCCATCCCATCAAAAACAACTGTTGCTGGGTGGCTAATTACTTCTAACAATAACCACCCGTGTTTAATCTTTGTAATGTTAATAACCTTCATTTTTTCTCCTTTTATTAATTATTGAAAGACAACTTTTTATTTTCAATAAATATATATAGTCACGCTGCCCCATTTGCAACCAAAATTTGAACCGATATAAATATATCATCTGTATAAGAATAATAAAATTCCGGATACCCAACATATTCATCTAAATTTAAATATGATTTTATATCAGCGACCAAATTTTGGGATTGCAATTTTGGGTCGGTTATTTTTTTAATAAGGCGTTCTGCAATAATCATTGAATCTTCAAAAATTGCTACCCTAAATGGTTTTTGAGAAACCATCGCTTTATTCATCAAATTTTCAAAATCTATTTTTTCAAATGTCGGAGCTGCTAAATAATCTTTAACATTATAGCGGGTTATAACATATAGCGGATTGTCTTTCATTCGGCTGTGTATTATATCTCTATCAAATAATATTTCAACCAATTGTTTGGTTAAATTATCAATATCATTAGGTGGGCATTTTGTAAAATATTCACCTTTTACATCAAATTGGTATTTATGGTTAACTCGTCGATCTACGATTAATCTCTCACCGCTTAAAAATAACTTAATTGTATTTGGGTTTGTTGATAATCTATCTATCATATCTCGGCAATCAAAAACTAAATCATATTTTTCAAAATTTGGTATGTCATTTTCTACTACAAGTTGATTTTTTGCTTCAATTTTATTATTGCTAATTTGTTTAAGAATATTAACTTTAGGTTGCCCAATATCATTAGCGCCGTATACATTATTAATATTTCTTTCTTCAACGCAGTCATTATCAAATATTGAAATATGACAATCATCTATATAGTTTACCATGCTCGATACTAAAGATGACCCAACTGCACCGACGCCAATTACTGCTATATTTGACATATATAACCTCCTAAAAATTTGAAAAAAATCTGGTCCCCACGCCAACAGTAGGGGACCAGATTTTCAGTAAATCGCGATTTAATTACTACTTATATTTTATTTTTTACCGCGGTAACTAGGATGTTTCCGCAAATATAGGACCCAACAGCCCTTGCTTCCATCGGATTTGGGAAATGAAACTTCCCGACCATTCTGGACAATATAATCATCATCCACAACACCGAAATCGTCACCACATCCAGCTTTAAATTTAACATATGCTGCTGCTGATGCAGGCGGGCGAACTGTAGATGTCCGACGAATATCTTTGACCGTAATCGGCCCTTCCATTAAATCAAACTTGACCCCAAGAGAAACCTTGACGATCGGCTTGGCAACCGAGCCAGCTTCTTCTTCTTCAAACCCTTCATCCGAAAGATCAACACTTTCGACCGGTTCAACAGTAGCAGCAGGTGCAGATACAGGTTTGTCTTTTTTAGACTCCCCATCGGCTGCCAGAAGCATAGCAATAACAACGTCTTTGGGTTTCTTGGAATACCCAACCAGCCCTTTTTCTTTAGCTGCGTTCTTCAGATCTTTTACCGTCATTTCCTGCAATTGCTGTTTTGTTTTCGCCATTGTATTTCTCCTTTATATATTGGCGTTGTTGGCTGATTCAGCCTTTTAAGAGACCCCTTTGGCCCATAAAATCTAAACTGGTAATTCGGATTTTGCAGTTGCCATTTCAACTACATCAAAATAGATTTCGGAAGTTTTATTTAATTCCTCATCTTTTAATATATATAGCAAATATTTATAAACACCCCAGCAAATAATAAGGGAAGCCGAAGCATTTGCAAAAATCAGTTGTGGGTCAGACCCCATTGCAATCATTTCTTCACACCCAATATCAGCCGGGTTTTTATCAGCAGGGTTAGCTATTTCATCATGGTATTTTTCAATAGGTGGAAGTTTATCAACACCACCTTCACGATGGTAAAACAATACAGCCCCATCAACATAATCATTACCACCAGAAATTAAAATAACATCATCCAATGTTTGACAATATTGGCTGACAGCCAATCTGCTTGCGCGATTATCAACGCCCATTAAAACCATTGTATTTGTCCCAAATACTTCTTCAATGTTTTGCTTGGTGATGTAATGGGGATAGCAATTTATTTTAATATTACCTTCGTATGTTTCTTCTAGTTCGGCAGCTTTCATCTGAGCTTTATTTTTACCAATTGTATCCTTGGTGAAAGATTGGCGTTCAATATTTTTATTTTCAACACCATCTCCATCAACAAGAATAATAGGTATATCATATTTCAGATGACTAACATATCGAGCCAGCAAATCAGTCAGATGGGTACCAATACCCCCAATTCCAATAATAACAATTTTTAAATTTTCAATTTTCATTTTTACTCCTTGGTGGGTTTTGTATCATTTGATTTTACACCTGTAATTGGCGAAAACTCTTTTCGATTTGCTTCCTGCATAATCTGACTTGGTGTTTGAGATTCTGATTCGACTGGCGGTGTATCAAAATTATCATCACCTACACCATAGCCACACATTTCCAAATAGTCATAATCATCATCCGCAGCAAAACCTATTGGGGTGTGGCTGTTGAAATTTCGATTATATGGATATTTTTGGGGGGTTAAATAGTTTTGATGTTTAAATTCAACAATTGTTTCATACCACCCTTCTGGATATCCCAGGTTTTCATCAAACCCTTCGAAAGTTTTAAAATTCGTGGTTGAAATAATTGGTGTTTTTGAAATTGATTTTGCGCTATAATCAGGTTTGGTGTGTGTTCTTGTTTTTATTACACCCGGTTTAATATTCGTAGGTGGCGTAGTTTTGGTTTTAATTATTAAATTTTTTCCACTAGGAGATTTAATTATTAAATTTTTTACAGTTGTAAAAATTTTATTCAATGCTGGTTCTTGTTTTTTAGGAGGTTCGGATTTTACAATATTGGTTTTGTTAGGAGACTTTTGTGGCTCAACTAATTTTCCATTCTTAGCTGAATATGAATTTACACCAATGGATGGGTTTTTGGGGCATGAATACCCACCCCCATAACCATAGTGTCCATAATTATAAATGCGTGATGCATTCTCACGAGGTGCCTCAATAAATTTTTCACCTTCAAACCAATCTTTAACATCATATTTGAACCGATTTGAATCAACTACAATTTCAGATGAAAATGTAAATAAATAATCATCGGTATTAAAATTTCCCAATGTGATATGTAAACCGTCAAAATCCATTTCATCTGCTACATCCGTTGCTGAATGAAAAGCATTCATTGAAGCATGAGAATGAATTGACCCACATAAAACAAAATCATCAGATTGAATATCAACTTCGTAACTGATTGATGCAGCCGTTACAGATTGAACTTCTGGAGGTCTAACTATCATCTCCTTGGTTTCAAAATTATAATATAAGAGAACCATTACTTCGGATTTTCTTTTATCATAGACGTCTTTGAAAAAGCACACCACCTGACATAATTGTTCAACAGTCAATTTGGGGAGATTTATTTTTGCGAATGTTTGCACATCTTTCAAATGGCGCAGATTTTTCACTGGCGTAATTGAATTAAACATTGATGTTCGCTGTTTTAAATAAGTTCCATTGTGCGCTACGATGTAACATGACCGCTCTTTTTTAAGGGCGGCCAGGTCACAATCATCATCCATTATATATGTTTTTATCATTATTTCTCCTTTATGCCAATGGTTCGGCATTGTTTAATACAACATTAATAAAATTCTCTGGTACAATTACATTAATTAAGCCAAAACAACAATTTGCATCTTCAATTCTATAACGGTTGCAAGATGTAACATCTACCCCGCCTCTACGTTTTCGATAATGAGATGTTGGGTTACTTATGTATGCTTTTAAATTGCCACTTTTTAAAATACGTGTTTCAGTCGTCCCATGCGAATTATCAAAAAATCTGTCAAGTACTTCACACGGTATGGTAACACCGTTATCAAAAACAGCATTAAAGAATTCTTCACCATTTACACCACGTTTTTTAACAACAGCAATAATTGTATAAATCCTAGTTGAATAAAAACCATAATCAGATATTTTTATTTTGCCTTTCTGCCCGACGAATGCAAATAAAGACTCATCTTCAATTTTTGTTATCCATGTTATATCATCATAATCAAAATTAAAAAAGGTAAATGCACCCTGTCGAATTAATGAAAATGAATAAATTGTGCCATCGTCTGCTAAAAGTTCAACAAACATATTATTATCATCTGTATAAAATCTTACAATTTCACAAGGACCACGATAATAATCATTAATATTCCTCAGCCAATTTTTCTCAGTTATTAAAACTTTATCGCCGACAGCTAAATCTACTTCAATAAATGGTCTTTCTGCAACTACTTCATCCCCTTGGAATCTAAAAGGAATATTATAACCATAGTTTGTAGCAACATCAAGAGCTATTTTAAATGTTTGGGTGTTAATGCAATCTATAATAAAGGTACGTATAAAATTAGGAGTAAACCCGTCTTCCCAACGATCTCTATTTCTATTACCTATATCAAATATTGATTCAAAATGGCAACTATTATTACGAGCTTCATTAAATGTTTCTGGCAATGCTATTGTGTGAATTATTTGCCCCTGCGATAAATATTCCACAATTATCATATTTTTCAAAATAACCATTCTTGGAATATCAACGCCCGCCACATATGATTTTAATTGATTAGGGTAAAATGTGCTTAACCCTTCATTTTTATGTATGTCAAGGTCTTCGTTTTCATAAACAATTTTATCAATTCTTACCCCATACATTGATTGTTTGTATAATAATTGACATTTGTTAATCTGAATCATGTTTACATTATATTGTGATATAAACCCAAACGCATCTCTAGAATTTAAATGCGCACACGCTATAACACCATCGTGTTTTATATATTCTCTTAAAACTGATTGATTTGTTCTATATTGCAAGCCTTCTGAAATTAAATTGACAATAGCAGGATTTGATTTCGCTGATTCAATATCGGAATAAACAATATCATACCCTGAATCCCCACAATTTGTTAAAACGTATTTATCACTAACTGCAATAACAATTTCATATTCGTGTCTGCTGCCAGAAATTACGGCTTGTCTAATGCTAAATCCATTCACAATGCCTGATATTTTCATATTAGGCAAACCGCAAATCATCAAATCATATTCACCGCATGTTAAATATTCAATATATTTTTCACGACTTATTTGAATTGTTGTATTTGACTCAAGCGAATACATCTGAAAATATAATTTATGAGATAAACCGCCTGCACTCAAACACATTTGTAATTGGCCATCTTTAAATAATTCAACTTTTGAAAATATCAAAGGTTCATCTAAATTGAAAATATCATCAGTATTTTTAACAGTAATATCATTTTCAAAAATATTTTCCGCATTAGATAATGATGTATAAAACCTATTATCATATTCCACATAGTTAATTAATTCAACAAATTTACGTTTGCGGTATGTTTCTCTAACTCCAATATTTAAAAATACTTTTGGATGATCCGCCAATCTTGATGAAAGCGTAAATGATTCCAACGGATTCTCAGTCATTGGGGTAATTGCAGTGTCTGATAAATCCGTATTAAAATCACGATTCCAAAAAGTTTCAATTAAAATATTACATACCAATTTGGCTTGAGGTGTTTTATACATAGCATCTTCAACTAAGGATGGCATATCGCCCATACAAACCTTCCAATCTCCAGAATATATATTTGGGTAATTTAACCTACCTACAAAATCTCCGGGTCGAGTAAATTTAGTTTGTGAACGAACGATTTTCAATGTATAATAAGCATCACCAGAATTATAATTTGAATGCACAATGTAAAATAATCTTGGCAATTTTACATTATAAGCTACATGTCGGTCTGAATTAATATCAATTGATTCAGGGTGTAATACGCTCGGTAATGCATTAACAATCTGACTATATGTCGCCCTGGTTATTGTAATTATTCTATCTTCAGGTGGCATCTCAATAACAGCAATCCATTTGGTTGAGCCGCTTGCTGAAAAATAAATACAATTTTCCGGCCTTTCATCAAATAAACCAAATCTTTGTAAATCTCTAAATTTATTTATCATTCGATTACCTCATTGTTTTCAATATTTTTTACATCACCAAAAATGTATCTATCATTTCTGCCATAGTTGGCTACAAACCCAGCTATATTTCCTAATTCATTTTCATCATTCGAACTCCAAGTATTTACAAAACCATTAAATTTATTCCAACAAATTTTTCCATTTTTTAACAATTCGCTAGCAAAACTAATGCGAGTATCATACCTTGATATTTTTGTAATCTCTGGTTCAGGAATTCCTGCATAAATATCTACAGTCGTTTTAACGGTTTGTGTAGCTTTTGTTTTTACATCAGCTAATTTCATATACATCCGAACAAACCCCAATGGTAAAGTTCTTCCATTATGAAATAATACAATTGAATTATCTTTAGATAGGTGTGGAATAATCATCTTAATTTGAAAATAACATTTTTTAGATTTGAAATGCATTGCGTTATGCGCAACATTTTCAAGCATTTGCAATTTAGCTCCCATTTTAATATGACCTTGTGAAAAATCAAACCACGGAAGAACTTCAAATTTAAATTGGTAACCATGAAAAGAATAAACAGGCAGGATTGAGCTAAAAATTACAGTTTCTAAAACATCACCGGTTATTTCATTTTCGATTGTTGCCATTACTGCAAATTCGTCGTCATTAAACCGATATTTTTTAGGTGTGGTAATTGTCAACCGTGTAAATGATTTATCTACAATATAAATATCTTTTATAATATAACTATCTGAAAGCAATTGTTGGGTTAATCGTTTTGTATAAATACATTTTTCACCAACCCTATATGTTAAATTAATTCCATTTACCACAATAGACATATATTGCTGCTCAATCATTTCCATTACCATATCTTCAAACAACTTCTCGGCTGAAAATGGAGGATCATTAGGCTCATCTATAAATAATCTAACATTCATTATATCATCTACATCTGGATCATCAGATACAATTCGTTCAATATGCTCAACAACATTTCCGATATAAGTATCCATATATGAACCTAATTTGAATATAAACATAAGTTCCGGCACAGTCTCAATTTTATAATCATCAATTACATGAATATTATTTATAAACCCACTCCCACACCCAATTGCTTCTGTTTTGTAATAATATAACAATTTAAATTGGGTATCGGCCATAAAAATTTTAAATTTATAATCACCAATCTCAACACATTTAATATCACTTTTATATTCCATTTTGGTTTCAAATTCTGCATTTAAATCATCTGTAAAATCGCTCTTTTTAACCAAACTAAAATTATTGGACACCGTATATCCATGTGATATTGGGCCTGACATTGCTTTACAATATAGCCTGTCAAAATTTCTAGCATGTCGATTTGTAAACCCACCAAATGCTTGCATGAACACATAATCTTGATTAATTTGAATCACAGGTTTTTTCATAGTTCCGATTTCATCCAACCCAGCGATTTTAACAAATTCATCAACTGTCACACAATTAAAATCTTTATCTGAACACTCTAAAAATTTATCACTCGTATTATTTGCATTTGGGTTTCTCATCAGGTTTAAAAATGGAATTGTATCTAAGGTCATATTCTTTTTATTAAAATAACCTGTTAAATGATATTGCCTAGAATCAGTTAATACAATATCACCATTCAATTTTGTTTTGATAGGAGCTGCTGTTCTTAAAAACATTTTTTTAAGATTATCTAACTCAACCAATACAATTTTTCTATCGGTAGCATTAAACATTTCAACATGCGTTGCAATTGTAAACTTATTTTTCATCTGACTATATACATTTTGGGAATATTTATAAACCGCTACATCATTTAATTCACTTATATCAAAATCACATTCAGGCACCGTTAATTTTGGGCGGAATGATTTTACAACATATTTTTTGCCACCGATTTTAAATGATTCACCGATCACAATATGCCGAAATATTTCATTCGATAATTTTAAATCAATATCATAACCAGGGGAGAATATATTTTTTTCATTAATCAATCCCATATATTGATTAAATTTTGAATTTTCATCAATGGTATCTTCTAATGGTTCAAATTCCATAATGTGTTGAAAATAATAATCCCTAATCGTATCTGAAATTTTTGAATCTTTAATATCATACCCGGAGCTAGCATTTTTATCCAAAATCAAATGGGTGTTAAAATAAAATCTATGAATATAATATTCTAACATCTTAGGCATAAATATATTATCAATCGTTAATTGGGTTTTTGGCAATTGGAATTCAATTTGGTTTCCCATATAAAATTGGTCAGGAATATTATAAATCGTCATTTCACTGTGCCCATTGACACATACTGATATTGTTATAATTTCATTTTCAATATTATAAATGCCACGAATACATATTGCAGGAAGATTAATTAAATTCATACCTTCCTGAAGATCTTCCTGGTGTGGAAAAACATTTTCTTTTTCAAACCATTCAGCAAGATGGCTATCTATTGACAATGGGTATGATGATTCCTTATACGCCGAAGCCATTAATATTTCATTTTTGCCATGTAAATAATATCTACAATTTTCTGGAATCGTGCCCACCTCAACTCCAATGCCCATCAATTCACTTTTATACATTCGTTCCTCCGTTATTTAAATCGATTCATAACTTCTTTCAATTTTACAACGAACTTAGTTATGATGTCTTTGCTTTTTGCAGGACGATCACCATTTAAGTCATCGTAAATTTTGATTTTAGTTTTTTGAATTAATTGTATATCATCCCCATGACCATCCATTGAAAACAATGTCATATGAAATGTATCACCAAGCAAATCTTTACTAAGACAACAGATTTTTGGATTTCCCAGTGAGTCAATTTTAACTTTCATAATATATTCGGAGCTTTTTAACCGTATTAGAACTCCGCTAAATTCAGGATTTTCCCAAAATTTTTCATTCTTTTTATTTTCTTCTAATTGCATTTTCCTAAAAAAATCAATTATTTTATCACCCTCGGATAATTCTTTCGGCATTTCGTTAACAATCTGGTCTAAAACTGTCATTTTATCCCCCCCGTTGGTTGCAAGACAAATGCGAATATCCCTACTTATATTTAAGTATAACAATTCGATTTCATCTTCAGTTAATATTTTTGAATTTATTATATCACCAAGTGTTCTGCAAAAATTTACAATAAATTTTTTAAACCCGCGAATTTTTTCTAGTTCGCGAAAAGTACCGTTGAAAGAAACCGGATAAACAATTTTTGACTTATTGTTTATCCGGTTTCTGAAATTGAGATGTTTCAACATCATTTCATATTGCCTCCTACTGGAAAAATTAAAATAATTTCTCTAACACAAGGCAATATATATAGTTATTATTTCTTAATTCTATATGTAATATTTGTTTTTATATCTTTTACCCATTCTGCGGTTTTAAAATTAATTGTTCGCCACCCCATTTTTTCTAAATCATATGCTCTAATCTGTTGATGAACTTCAGCGCGTTTCATCATTTGACTTGGTTTCCATGGTTCACCCTTTTTTAATCCTTTGGGGTAATCTTTCTTTGGTACCAATTTCAAATTGATTGTGCATTTCATAATGCGAACAGACCCATCTTTCTTTATAAATTTAACCGTTGCTATATCTAAATCCTCCAATAACCTCATTAACTCCCAAGCACTGGTGATAATACGTTTTTCATCAACTGGCATCTTAATTCTCCTTTAAATTAATTATATTTATTTGCGTTTTTCGGTATGTTTTAATTCATCATCCATACCCGATATCGCAAGCTGACTCATTAAACAACATGTCCAATTGCACTTTTCGCAAAGTAATTTTTTATCAATTGAAAATTTTGCATGACACATTAATTGATTGGATAATAATTCGACCACATTAATTGATTTAACCAGCTTGCCATCAATCCTTAAACATAGCCGCAAATAGCCATCAGCATCTACAGTTAAATTGTGCAAACATTCTTCAAATTTGCAATCGTAATTAGCTGGAAGTATGTCAACAACCCTATCCATCAAAGCTTTACCCATATGAACATCCAGTCCGTCATTAACAAGATTGGTTAATACAGATTGGATTTTATCAGAGTTTTCAACCAGCATTGATTCGTCAGTCACATTACTAAAATCATAATAATCATTTTTCTTAACATCAATAAATGTAATACTTGATGATATATTATTATAAGATAATTCATAAACCAATGGGTATAAATAATCAATGCTATCATTATCAACCGTAATTTCAGCAACTAAATCCTTTATCCTTTTAGTTTTTGATAGGTGTATTAATCTATTATAACCTAATCGACTTTTTGTTAATCGATCACCTTTTTCTGCAAGCGGGTTGAAAATAATAGGATCGATTGATGATGTTAATCCTTGAATATAATCAACCTCATCCATTAATTTTTTGAGACGTTTTTGAACTCCATCAGAATTATTGGTAATAATTGTATATGGTATATTGACCCGATTACATGAAAAAATAAGTTTTCCTAAATCATCATATAATAATGGCTCGCCACCATATAAAATATGAAATGGCTTATACACCTTATCTAACAATTTCATATCATACAATATATCTTCCCAATTTCTTTCTTCTACTTTTTTGTCAATGATTCCGCAGTATGAACATTTTAAATTGCATCTACGAGTCAATAACCAGTTTACTATTTTTATATCAATTTTCTTCAATTATTCCCCCAAAATTATATATTTCGTTTGGATAATTCATATTTTCTTTTATTTTATCAAAATGTTGAATGAAGATCGCATCTACATATTTTGATAAAATTGGAAAAAATGTTTTCTCAATTACGGTATAATGTCTTTCGAATTTACTTTCTTTATAATAATAAAATTCAATCTGGGGGCGGCCGCTTATTGGGTCAATCTTAAATGGGATATCTAGAATTTCTATCTTCGAATTAAATATAATATCAAAATGACCTTTATATCTAAATTCAACTTGGTGAATATTCGTTTTAAATTCAAGTTTTAAACGAACGTCATAGCTTTTCACATCCAATAATTTACCCACAGCCGCCCCTTAATTAATATTCAAAATTATAAACTTCATCAGCTTCGATTTGGTCAATATGCCGATGAGTAACAATGTTAATTGATTTATCTTCATTCAATATTCGTCTTAATAAGTTGGAAACATTTACAATATTTTGTTCATCGAGAGCATCGAAAATTTCATCAAACAATAATATGTTTGTTTTAAAACCCTGGATGTTTTCCTGTAAATCAGATAATGTTAAAATTGTGGCAATGTCAATTAATCTAGTTTGGCCTCCTGAGAAGCCTTCTCTTGAATTAGAATGAGTCACCGTATCATAAACATTAACATTTATTTTATCGCGGAATTCTCCAGATTTGTTAGCCTTCATTGTATCAAATGAAACTTTATATCGACCATTGCTCATTTTTTCAAGATATTCAGAAATTCGCCTATTCATAAATGGAATGGCTTCATCAATTAACATCGATTGAATACCAGATGCTGAAAATCCAGTAACCCAAAATTTTAAAGCTTCTGACATTTTTTTGCCTTCCGCATCTTTATTTTGAATTTCTTTTATATCAGCTAATATTTTATCAACAATGTTTTTGATTTGAAGAGACTTTTCTGTGGTTTCATTTATTATTTTTTTATGGTCTTTTATTACGGTTTCATGTGTTCTAATTAATGATCTATTTGATTCAATTTGTCTTATTAAATCATTATTCACTTCAATAAGTTTCTGCAATTCATCAAGATCATATTTCAATTTTTCATTTTCGGTTTTAACAACAACCCAAGATTCATTATATTGTTTTTCAATATCGTCAATATAACCTTTTAATTTATTATTTGTTGCGACAATCGCAGAACCCAACCTTTCATCTATTTTTATAATTTCTTTTTCTTTTTTTGCATCCGCTTTAATTATATCTTCATTACAAATACTTATTTGTCTCTGTATCAAATCTAATTGTTTATTTCGTGAGATTTCAACATTTTCAATAATTGAAATATTTTCATTGTAATTACTATGAAATACATCAGGACACCCAATCGGATATTTGGTTTGCCATTTTTCGCCATCAAATACACAATACAAACTTGTTTCATCATTAATGTAAATATAAAAAATATTATCATCAGACGATACAGGAAGAGATTGTTTAAATGTAGCAAACAATTTTACTTCTTGTGATAAATGTAATAACTCATTTTGGTCTACGGCTTTTAATGCTTCATCTTTAGCCTTTTTATTATTTGAAATATCTAAATTAAGTTGTGTTGTTTGAATTTCAAATTTACTTTTTTCAACTTTGTATTCGGCTTCTATGCTAGCAATTGTTGCATCTACAGTATTACATTTTTCAGCACTTTCAAGATTTTCTTTTTTCAAGATATCAATTTCATTTAATAATGCAGATGGATCATCCCATTTTTGTTTACACTGAGGACATATTGATTGTTTGGTCTCAATCAGATGATTGTATTTTCCAATTGCTTCCAAATTTGCATTTATGGTTTGTACAATTAACTCTCGCTCTTGACTGAGTTTATTATTTTGAGTTACATATAAATTATATGATTTGGTCTGTATTTCTTTTAGTTTTTCTAAATTTTCATTTAACTCAACCAAAACTAAATCAAATGAATCTTCCGTATCTTTTTTCAATGTATAAAATTTAGTTACATTTACATGACCTTGTTCATTTGCCATTTTTTGCAATTTGGCTATTTCATCGCCGTGTGTATTATTAATAGAATTAATTTGTTTATTTAAATCCAATATTTTTGTATTTGTTATATCACATTCATTTTTATGTTTATCAAAAACTTCCTGTTTTAACTCAACAGCTTGATTAGTCATGCTTGATATTTTTTTATCACACGCAGTTTGAATAAATGTTATATCTGTAGATCTTTTTGTTGTTAATAATTCTTGCTTTGCTCTTATATCATTTTGTTTTTCAATTAATTGATTTTGAACTTTTTCAAGATTTGGGTTAGCTGAAATTGTTGTGTTTAATTTATCAATTGTAGAATCCAATACAACAATAGCTTTTTCTAAATCATATACAGTTTTTAAATTTGTATCTACCGTTAATTTATTATCAGCTATTTGAGTTTCGTGTATGACTTTCATTGCCCTAAACCGCTCAATTTCATGGACTCCATCATCCAAACTTTCTTGCAATTCTTTTAATTTATTTGAGGCAATTTCTTTATATGTTACATACATATCTAATTGAAGTATTTTTCGAAAGATTTCTTTTTGTTTTGAATCAGGCAAATCCGTAAAGAAATCTTTTACATTTTGCCCAAATAAAATCGTATTGAAAAATAATTCTTTTGGTACGAGAATTTTTTCCATTTTATTTGTGACTTCCGCAAATCCGCGAGCAATTATTTCACCATTCTCACGAACAAATGCAGTCGACCCAAATTTTTTATACTTAACATATCGTTCAACTAGGTATTCATTTACAACATCACCATCAGCTACTGTAAATTCACAAGAAACTTTACAATTTTTTCCAGTTTTATTATTAACAACACTTCCTGATTTTTGCCCGCTCTGTGTTACGCCAAAGCATGAAAAAGGAATAGCTGAAAAAATTGTTGTTTTACCTACACCATTTGCGCCGGTAATTGAAACTAGTTTATTGTTTTCAAATGTAAATTCCATCGGGTCTTGATACCCGCAATAATTTTCCATGTATACTTTTGTAAAATTTATAATCTTCAATTATTATTTCCCCTTTCATCCGCTATTCTACCCCAATGATAACCAAATTCTTGCGTTAGAAGCCATTTGTTTTGACTTTTGACCTTGGGGTGGTTATCAATTTTATACCCTGCATTTGCCGTTATATTGTGATAATCGCTCAATTCACAAAATGAATAATTGGCTGAGCTTGGTGAATATCTTATAATAACAACCACGGGTTCTTCTTCAGTTCCTAGGACATCTTTATGACGAAATTTGCTAATATCCTTTTCTTTAATTTTTTCAATGTAATCGCTCATATTTTCCATATCATTAAGTTGTCACAGAATTAATAATATGAATCCCCGCAGATATATAATATTCCATATCATCTTCCGGGATTTCTTTTATTTCACAATAGGCTTTTAATTTTGCAGCCTCATCCATATCTGATGTAATTCCGCGATTTGTAATATCAACATCTCGTTTATCAATAATACGAAATTCACCATCATCAACATCAAGTTCTGTGTTTGTCAAAATTTCAAGGGATACAACATGCCCTTCATCTTTCAATTTCTTTGCTTCAACAATGACTTCATTTACATCGGTTGTTTCATCAATTTTAAATTGGTAAAACTTTTTATATCCCTCAGTTGAAATACTTAATATTTCATGTGTTTCAAAGTTGACATCCAAAAACCGCTTGTCTTCATTCTTTTCACCCATATCTAATTGTATTGGTGAACCAACATAATACAATGTGGTATTCCCTTTTACAATTTCCTGGGGTTTGTGATAATGACCCAATAAAACATGGTTGTATTGTTTCAAATCTTTCATTCCCAAATCTGAAACAATTGAAATACCAGAAGATAGTGATGCTTCATTCAACCCAAAATGCGAAATAAGATAATCACATTTTTTGTGGGTTGTAACATTTTTAATCATTTTGTAATTCCACGCTACCATATAAATATTTTCAATTTCAAGGGTATTGTGGATAACGGTTACATTTAATTCTCTGGATAAAGATTTCAAAGCAGATACACCATCACCACTCATTTTTGAATGATCATGATTTCCATCAATTAAATAAAAATGAATACCTGGGAAATCTCTAATTACATTGACAAATGTTGCCATTGCCAAAGAATGAATTATACTTTTATTGTGAAATATATCGCCAGCAACAATACAATTATCAATTTGATTATCAATTGCATATTGTAAAATTGAACCGCGAAAGACTTTATCAATATAATAAAGTCTTTCGTGCAAATCATTTTCCACAATTGGGTCAGACCCATACAATGAAAAATGCAGATCGCCTGTAACAACTGCTCTCATTTTGTCTCCTCTATTATACTTTTCTTCAATTTATAATTTTTATAATAATTAAATTCTGCAAGAGCTGTTTCATATGATGTTTGATTAATTATTTGTGTATTCCACCAAATTCCTAAAAATTTACGTTGAACAGAATATTCTGTGCTAGATCCATCTTCTATTTTTACCAATCTGCATTTCATTGATTTATCACCATGACCTGTAAACTCTAAGAGCTTGTTTTAGTTCACTATCCGGATCCGTAAAAATATCATTGACATTAATAGCCCATTCATTGAGCGCCTGAAGTTCGCTTATTGCACCTTCATACAAATCTTTAAATAGTGCACCTTTATTAAACTCTATTTGCTTTTTATATTTATCGGTTCTTTTGATAATGAATTTTTCAAAATCTTTAATTAATTTTTCATGATATTTTTTTAAATCTTTTCTCAATCTAAGACGATTGTTTTTATCAAATTCTTTTAGCGTCAATGTAGTAATCATTTTTGCTCCTTAATCCAAACTCCTTGCTTGAATCTCATTTATAGATTTTCTAACCATATCTTTATCATAATGGAAAAATAATACATCCCACCCCTTTTCAATATAATAATTATAACGATTCTTCCAAAAGGGGAATCTCATTTGTTTTGTTTTATAATCAACAAAATCAAAAATGATTGGTTGATCTTTTCCTGGGTGAGTTCTAACAATTCTTCCTGCTGCTTGGATGATGTTTGAAATATTCGATGTCAAAATCATTGCATCCTTCCAAGGAGCATCAACACCATCTCGCATTTTACCAGGTGTTGTAAAAACTATTTTCTTTGTTAATACACTATTACCAACCCCACCTGTAAATTTAGCAACATCCTGGGTTGAATAATGATCCATAAATACATCAATATCTTTTATACGCTCAAGCATCATAACAATATTTCTATCACGCTGAATACACAAATCCAAAATATCTTTTGAAACTTTGTAAAATGGTTTGGATTTATTATACAAATTATAATACCGAGCATATTGGAATACATTACCCCAATTTAAATATCTATACCTTTTCGATATATTAATTTCAAAATCAAAAAGGCAAACAAAAACTTTTGGTGACATTGTATCTGTTGCAAATTGATCACAATTATAAACTTCACCGAGATGCTGTAAAAGATAACCATACCCAACTTTTCGTTGCGGCGTTGCGCTGAGTCCTATTACCCTTTTTGCAGGAACCATTAATGACGCCTTTGAAAATTCTGGGGCACCAACTGCTGTATGAACTTCGTCTGCAATAAACAAACCAATTCCAGAATTTTTCATTACTATTTCAAATTCGGGCAATGCTTTTTTTATAATTGAAACAATGGTTTGTGGTGTAGCAAGAATAATTGATTTTGTTTCAATTATCTCTTTGTATTTAGAACTCTTCAAAACCCCAATATCGTCTTTTGAGGCATTTGTGAATTGAAGCAACCTATCAATCCATTGTTCAACTAAAGCGGATCTATGGGTCAATATTAAGGTTTTTAAACCTAATTTACACATGGCAGCGATTGCGATAACAGTTTTACCGGAACCCGGCCCAAGTTGCAAAATACATTCCGGATTATCTATAAGGTAATCTACGGCATGAAACTGCATTTTATTTCTGAGCTCCCCAACAAAACTAACTGATATAGGTTTTGGAATATTTTCATTTGCTGGAATATTAGAAACCCCAACAAAATCTTTTAACGGATAAAATCTGGGGACGTAGAGATAGTTTTCGGTTTCTATAAAATATTTTATTTGATTTTCTTCAATATCATCACCAATGGGCGTTGAACCAAAACCTTTATTCTCGGTAGTCAAGCTATCCCTAATAGCGGAATATATTGTCGGATTAATCTGCCGAGGTATTTTATAACAAGTGTCGAAAACTATCTCTACATTTTTCATAATTTTTATTCACCAACATCAATTGATTTTAATAATGATAACATACCAGACCAATCTAATTCAGCCATGCTATCTCGTGATTCCCATAAGCGTATTGTATGAATGCCTTTTAGCAGGCCCTCGAACATCAATTTTTCCCAAACCCAAATTAAAATATTTTCTGCGGTAGGGTTAAATAAATTTTCATTTAAATTACTATGATCCAAAACATCAATAACATATTTTTTTACACATTTTTTAAGATCTGAAAAATCCATTACCATACCGGTATCAGGATTAATACGTTTACGAACAACCACTTCTAATTTCCACTCATGTCCATGTAAGTATTGACACAGACCCTCGTGAAATGGCAATTGGTGTGCAGCCGCGAAATAAAATGTTTTACCAATTGCCACATACGGTCTTTTGGTTCGAGAATAATGATATTTCATATGACAAGGAACACACAATGGCTCTAAATTTGAAGGCAAGAAATTTTTATGATTTTCATCAATATGATGAATATTCATATTTCCATCTTTATTTTCACATCCGCATAATGAACATACATTAATATCTTGAAAACCAGATAAAAATTCAGCAAAATAAGTTTTCCCAATATAAGCGAGAGAATGTTTTGAAGCATCAAAATTTGGGCGTTCCGCACCATGTTTATTTAACATACCATTTATTCGATCTGCGTATGTACCATATTCCCATAATTCTTTTACGGTTTGTGATATTTTTTCTTTAACACCCGGTTTATGCACCGGATTTCCCAAACCCTGCCTTGTTTTTCCCAATGCTTTTCTTGGATTCAATCCCAGATCTTTAATTCGCTGACGTATTTTTCCAGCAACATAATAACGATCTAACCATGGATATTGAGTTCGCACAATTTCATTTATTTCAATTCCCAATTTCGTTTCCGCAATTGGGTCGATTATATTGTTTAAAATATTATTGATTTCATTATTAAAATCAATATGTTTTGCATCTTTATTTTTTGTGATATGTGCAAATAAATTTATACATTGTTTTTGACAAACTGGGCAAATTAAATATTCTCCGTTTGTCAACAAAGTATCTTTTAATCTCTCAATAGCATTCATTGCAATCCCCCTAAAACTTTTTTATTAAATTCTTTATAATTAGCTACAACATTCTTTTTTATATCATTCTTTATTATGTTAAGATTTTTCAAGTTCTTATCTAAAGATACTTTATCAATTTTTATTCGCAAGATTTTGCTGATTGTATATTTTCTAAGAATATCTAAAATAAAATCTTCAGGTTCATTTATCAATTTTGATAATAATGCAGCAACTTTAGCATCATCATAATCTGAACCATTATTAAAATATGTTGGTATACGATCTCTTATTTTTGCAAGCACATCAAGAGTATAAATATCACTTTCAATTTTTGTAATCTGGGATGTAATACTTTCGGTAAAATGCTCTACATATAATTCATACGTTTTCAAAAGCATTATATCCACAGACATAATTTTTAATACATATGCTTTATTATCAACAAGATCAATTTGATAATTTAAAAATGATATTTGTGACGTAACACATTTTTCTAATAACTTCACCATTGTTTTGAATAAATCATCAACCTTTCTTTTTCTATCAGGGTCAACAACAAATTCAATTTGAGTTCCAACTTCACCGCTTGACTGATCCATATACAAAAATTCTTTTCCCAAAACTGCTTTCTCAATTTTGGAAAATGAAATATTCGGTGGGATGGATCTTAAAATCGCTTTTCGTTTTGTTTTTGATACATCAATAACACCGCGATATTTAATAATACCTTTACCAGTTGTTAATAATTCAATAGCTTGTTGCTTATCAGGAATGATTTTACACCCAAATGTTTTTGGATAAATAATTGGTTCGCTTTTTCTTTCTCCAATTAGCCACATCAATCGTTTGAATAAATCACCAATATCATATGTGGGAACTGTAGTTTTTACACCAAAACCAATACCCGTTATATAATTTTCACTAAATAAACAAAATGGAAAAGGTGTCGGGATATATTCAGGTTCGAAGTATCCTTTCATCTCACCCTCAACCATCGGGGCAAATTTCATAAATTCAAATGCCATTGAAATTGATCTTGATAAACGAGCTTCTGTATAACGAGGAGCCGCAGCACCAATCTTTTCAACACCTAAATTTGTACCAAAATTACCCTGTCCAGTCATAAAATTTTGACCAACTAATTGGCATAGAGTGCCGTAAATGCTCGAGTTGTGAGCAACCACACATTGAATGGTTTGTTTGCCATCAATTTTTGTTTCATGGCCAACAATTAACATATTCTCCAAACCATTTACTGTAAAATCATACATTGGTTCATAAATTGTAGTTTCTTCAATTTCAATTTTTTCAACAAATGTAAAAATCTGTTGAATTGTTTCATTTAAATAATTTTTATAGCTGCCGTACACAGACATATTATCAATAAGATGTAATTGCCCCCTTGCCCCAACATCACGTAATGTTAAATCAAGGGTCCTATCCCATTCATTTTCACCTGGGACACGGCCTGCTTTAGATAAAATAAAATGAATTATTGCTCTATTGAGAGCGCTTGTTTTAAAATCAAAATCATCTGCAAAACCACAATGATTATCTTTCGATTGTTGTTCCTTCAATATAAGATTTCCACCGATTGCTTCAAAGAAGGATGTGTGTTTATATACATCATGCAAGTCAATTAATTCTTCAAACTTTATAAAATAACCTTTTTCTTTTAGGGTATTTAAATATGTTCCATTATACACTTTATCTCGATGCAGCACATAATTAACTTCATTAATATCTATTTCATTTTCATTTAAATAATCCAATACTTTAAATGCTTTCAATAAACAATGATGTTTATTGATAATTGCCATTTTTTGTTTATTTAAATTTTTAATATACTCTGAAATAATAGGGTCGGATTTCATTGTTTCCCGGCCTTTTGCAAGAGCTTCTAAAGCAAAACCATCATCTACATGAATTTTTGCATGTTCAGCTCTGGTTATCAAATCCAGATTAATTGAATTATTATTTAATCTATTTTTATCAATATGGTGTCTAACCATACCTATTGTAAATTGTTCATATTGATATAATTCCCACAATGAAAGTAATGTGCTTTTATATTCAGCCATTCCTTTTGCTCGACAATATAGATTACACAATTTTAAATTTACACCGGCTGTATTTTTTTCCGGTTCTAAAAATGCAGTCATGCCCAGGAATACATCACCATATACCAACTTTTCAGCTTTAACCCACCCTTTATCAAATATATAAAAAGGGTGGTTATTTGTACATTTGATAATTGAACCATTATTTAAATAAATGTTATAAATTCTTTTGGTTCGTTGACCAATTCTAAAATTTGTAGCAGTCGCATATTTGAATCTCCCATCAGATGGGTCAAATGCGTAAACTTCAACATCTTGTTGATCTTTGTATAATTGACGTATAGTTTTAATTTCACCATTTGTCAATAGAACACGAGTATTTCCATGTAAGCAATCACCATGCGGATGATAACGCATAGCATGACCGACTATTGTAGCAGATTTTGCAAATTTATCTTTTGCCATTTCATATGCTGAAAATAAAACACGTCTTTCAACAGGACGTAAACCATCTGCATAAAATGGAATCATTCTTTCCATATTTACATGGTTGCCATATTTTCGATAATTATGACGAATGAAATTATCAATTCGATCATATGCTTCTTCATAATCAGTTTCAAAATCTTCAACTAATTTTCGTTTTACAGATGAATCTTTCAATAACAATATCAAATCTGCCATTACTTCATCATCCCAACGAATTTGTGTAAGACTTCTTTTTTGTTCATTTAACAAACATTCTTTTAAATCAATTGGGTTAAATTCACCCAATCCTTTAAATCTAAATATCTTTAATTTATCTTTAGCTGCTTTATCTAATTGTTCATTTGACCAAATCGGAACAAATTCTTTTTTAATTCTGGTTCCATACAAAGGAGTATTTGCAATATAATACCTTCCACTTTTAATAATTTCAGGTGCCATTATAGCAATAACCATAGTTAATAAAACTGCAATATGCCCACCATCAGGATCAGCATCACAACAACATATCAATTTCTCATAACGCATATTGGTTAAATTAAAATCCGGCTCAACACCAGTTCCCAATGCTTGAAACAATTCTTTAATTTCAAGATTAGCGAGCATATCTTTTTTATTTACAATAGACGGAATTTTACCCTTCAATGGTAATACAGCAACTTTAGTTGAAGTTCCACGACATTGAATAATACCACCTGCTGCAGATTCGCCTTCAACTACAAACAATTCACCATCACGACTTTTACAATCTCGCAATTTTGTAAATTTATTTGCAACTTTGGTTTTTATTTTACTTGTTTTCGATTCTAATTTTTTTCTATATAAATGAAAATGATTTAAAATATTGTCAGATGAATCAGGATTTGATTTAAAATAATCATCTAATTGTATTGTAATACCATCCAAAAGAACTTTTAATTGTTCTCTTGAATTTTCAAGTCTTTCTTTTGATTGTCCTTTAAATTTAGGTTCAGTCATTGATAAAGAAAAATAGCATCTCAACCCAACATTAGCATCACCTGGTAAAAAATGGTATTCGCTTTTTTTAGCAAGCGTTGAAAAATAATTGCGTAATATTTCTAAAAAATAAACTGAATGACTTCCGTTTTGCTTTATTGGAAGTA